GCTGAATATGTCTTAGATTAATGGTTGCAGGGGTGGGATTTGAACCCACGACCTAATGGGCATGAACCATTCGAGCTGACCAAACTGCTCCACCCTGCAATATTTATACAATAATCTTATAAATCAGATGTTTTGTCAAATAAATTATACTTTTTTGTTACAAAAGTGTTTATTTTATTTGACAAATAAGGTATCCTTATATGTAACTGTGAGGGTAACATGACAAATAATACGAATTATAAGCAAATATCAAATGCTTTTGAAGTTAAAGAACTTGAGTCTGATGAGAAGTTTTTACACATAGAAGGTTGGGCTTCCACGTTCGGTAATCTCGATAGGGATAACGACATAGTATCTAAGGGTGCTTTCACAAACACCTTAACTAAACGTAAACCTAAATTACTTTATCAACACAGAATGGATCAGCCGATAGGTGTCATCGACCAAGCTTATGAGACAAACGAAGGTTTATATATTAAAGGTCGCTTACCTAAAGACAATTCAATGGTTAAAGACATTATGCCTTTGTTGAAGATGGGTGCACTTAGTGATTTTTCAGTAGGTTTCAATGTAGTTGAAGCTGACACTTCTCCTGATGGAGTAAGGACTATAAAAGAAATAGACTTATGGGAAGTGTCGATTGTAACTATTCCGGCTAACGCTGATGCTAATATTACGGGTGTAAAGAAAAAAGATGAGATAGAGGAAAAGATGATTGACGTTCAAAAAGCGGAATCAATTACTACCAAAAGAGAATTTGAAAAGGCGTTGAGAGAAACGGGAATGTTCACAAGAAAAGCATCCGAGATTCTTACTAAGCGTTTTACAGAAGATGATAAACAGGGTGAGCCTGTTGACCTAAGCAAACAGGGTGAGCCTGTTAGCGAAGAAAAGCAGGGTGACCCTGCAAGTGATGATAGTTTTATCAAAGCTATTGAAGAATTTAAAAAATCATTAAAAAAGGAAGATTAAAATGTCCGAAGAAAATAAAGAAGCAAGTTTTGATGCTGCCAAGGCTCTTAATGAGATACGTCAACTTCAAGATGACAACTCGGCTGAGACAAAAGGTAAGATTGAGAAACTTGAAAAAGAATTAACCGATAAATTTGAGGCATCTCAAAAAGATTTCTTAGATGAGCAAGCTGAACGTAAAAAATTAGAGTCAGTTGTTGATGCTGTTAAGAAAGATTATGATGAGCTTTATAAAAAGTCAACTAGACTTGGTTCTGGTTCAGAAGATAAACTTGCTAACAGTCAGTATCATAAAGAGTTGGCTAAATATATCCGTAAGGGTGTAACTCCGTCTAGTGAAGCGATTGAAGAAATTGCTAATCTTTATGTGGAAAAAGCTCTCGACGACACTGACACAAGAGCGATTGAGAACGCAAAGTATCAGATGATAGATGAGCAAGGTAATAGCCAAGGTAAAGGTTTTTATATGCTTAACGAACTTAAGACTATGAGAACTCAGAATAACCCAGATGGTGGTTATTTAACTCAGCCTGATCGTAGGACAGATGTTTCTGTTTCAAGAGAGTTTGAAACTTCTCCTATGAGGTCTGTAGCTAACATAATTACTACAGGTACTAATGAAGTTGAAATCCCTATTGACGATAATGAGTCTACTTCCGGCGGATGGGTAGGTGAAGAGGGTACAATCTCTAACACTGACCAAGCTAAAGTAGGTCTATTGAAAATAGCAGTTCATGAGCAGTATGCACAGCCATTGGTTACTCAGAAAATGTTAGATGATTCTTATGTTAATGTGGAAGAGTGGTTGTCTAATAAGACTAATGACATTCTTACTCGTACTGAGAATACGGCCTTTGTAACCGGTAACGGTTCGCAGAAACCAAAAGGTATCATGTCTTATGACGCTTGGTCGGTTAACGGTACATACGAAAGAGGTAAAATTGAGCAAATTAACTCAGGTACTTCTGCCACAATTACCGCTGACGGTCTGATAACTCTTCAAAACTCTTTGAAAGAAACTTATCAAGCTCGCTCAGTGTTCATGATGAAGCGTTCGAGTTTCGGAGCTATCTCTAAGCTTAAAGATGGTACAGGTGCGTATTTGTTGAACCCTATGGGTATCCCTCAAGGTTTCACTATGACACTATTAGGTAAGCCTGTGATTTTCGCTGATGATATTGCTGCCACTGCGGCTGATTCATTATCGGTAGCTTACGGTGACTTCTCTGTGGGTTACACTATCGTAGATAGAATGGGTATACGTGTCCTTAGAGATGAGTATACGTCTAAACCATATGTTAAGTTCTACACAACTAAACGTGTTGGCGGTGCGGTAACTAACTACGAGGCTTACAAGATTCTTAAGCTTGCGGCTTAATTGATTAAGATACTAGGGGAAACCCTAGTATCGTTTTTGAATATTAAAATAAGGAATAAAATCATGGCAGTAAAAGATATCAGAAGTGATTTACTAGCTAAAAGTGCTTTCGATGTTCAGGCAATATCAACTGATACCACTACTACAGGTGCTATCATAGATACTGCTGATTTTGATAGCGGAGTTATGTTTACTCTAATTTGCAGTGCGTATACTGACGGCACATATACACCTTTAATTGAAGAAGGTGATGCGGCTAACCTAAGTGACGCTTCTGCGGTGGCAGACGCTAACTTAGTTGGCACAGAAGCAGGGGCGGCGTTAAGTGCTGCATCTGCCGAGGGAGCTAATCTGAACACTATTGGTGTTGTAGGTACTAAAAGGTATATTCGTTTAAGTATAGTTTCAACTAGCACAAGTTCAGGTGCTACGGTTGGGGCGATATTCCACGGATGTCCTGAGATATTACCAGATGCGAATCTTTCCTCTTAATTAAAACATAGGGGGTAGAGATACCCCCTTTTTACTTATAGGATAAACTTATGGCAGTAAAAACAATAAAAACAGGTGGTTTAGCTATCGATTGTAGGACTAATATTTACTTCAGGAGTGGCGAAACACTTGAAGTAGGTGACAAACCTGCGGTTGGTTTTTCAGGTTTAACACAAGCTAATTTAGATAGATTGGTTGAGTTAAATTTAGCTAAAGAAGTTTCAGGCGAGGAAGATGAAGTTGTAACAGAGAACACAGTTAATGCTGAGGAAGAAGTTATAACTGAAGATATAGATGAACCTGAATATAAATCTTTCACTAAAAAGAAAGATTTAGACAACTATGCTAAGGAAAAATACGGCATAGAGTTAGATAGACGTTTAACTCTAGCTGATATGGTTAAACAATTAGAAAATGAATTAGCAGAGGATGAAATATAATGGCTAACAATAATGTAGATAACTATTTCGAGACACCTGAGAGTGGTTCGGATAATAAGTTGGTGATCGGAGGTTCTTTTGAGCGCACAGGTCGCCAAGTTGTTGTACCAATTTGCGGTAACGCAAAAGTGGGCGCAACGGCAGGTTGGGTTATAACTGGCTCAACAGATATAGCTCACGCTACCTTACCTGCCTCACAAACGGCCTCAACATTAATCGTACCTATAACCGGTTTGGAGATTGGTGACACTTTAACAGGTGTTTCGATAATGGGTCAAATTGAGTCAGGTGGTAACACCGCAACGTTGTCATTATCAGTTAGGAAGCTAACTAATGTGGCGGCGGGCAACACAGATGCAGAACTGGATAACGATGCTACAGGTAACATCTCCGCCGATACGGTGATTAGTTCAGCTAACTTAGCTGTAACAGGTTTAAGTGAGACTTTAGCTGAGGGTGAAACGGTTTACGCTTTACTAACGGGCACAACGGCAGCTTCAACGGACATAGATCTGACAGGTATGCTTATAACAGTTACACGTTCTTAAATATAGTAGGTCACAACTTGTGACCTACTCTTTTCAGGTTAATTATGTCTACTCAGAAGTTAATTGAAAACTTATCGTCAGATGCGGGCACAGATATCATAGGTGATTGGAAACTTCATTATGGTGGTGAAGGTGACTTTTGGGTTTGGGGTAACTTAGGTGGCGGAACGGTATATCTACAGGCAACTTTAGATGAAAGTTTATCTCCCTTACCAATAGCGACAATATGTGGTTGTGAATCTTCCGATGCTTCTACCACTGTCGCAAATGTATCGAAGTTTTACCTCGCTTCGGAAACTAAAATACGAGCAGTTCTTTTAAACACCACATCTTCTTCAAGCGGCGTTAATGTGAGGATAAATACATAATATGGAATGCAGTAGCTCAGGGATTTCTTCTACAGATTACGTTAAGAGTAAGATATCTAAGTTAAATAGCTCAACAACAAATCTAAGTGCTAGTAATAGTTATACGTTTACCGGTGATTGGGAAAAAACTTCACACCCAGATGCGATGGTAAATCTATATGCCGACCAAGTGTGTACGCTGAGGTTTCAATTTTCACACGATGGTGCAACTGTTCATTCAACGCTAACAAAACTAACCACCGCAAATATTAACGAGTTTAGCACATTTGTAAAAGGTGCTAGATATTTTAGAGCAGTGGTGACGACTGACTCACTAACAACTACTACATTTACGCTACAAACGCAATATGGAATTTTCAGAGCAGGTAACGCCCCTGCTAATCTAAATTTAGGTTTAGATGCGGACGCTTTAAATGTTAGACCTACATCCTTTCAGGATGAGGTAAGGATCGGTAGAAGACCTGGTATAAGTGGTTGGACTAAGTTCGGATATAGAGAGGGATTAACCGCTTCAGGTGGTGAGCAGACCATTTGGGCGGCAACCGGTAATTACATCCCTCCCACCACTGCTCAAACGTATACTATTACCTATAATTCGACAACTGACGGCGCAGGCGGCAGTGCAACGGGGGCAGTAGACTTGACTTTTTTCGATTTGGATGAAAACGGTTTCCCTGCGGTAAGATCACACACGTTAGGTAGTAGTGGGAACGATACAACATCTTTTAGCGGGTTGGGGATAAATAGAATTACAGTTAGTGTAACAGGTGCAGCAAAAACCAACGTAAACAACATTATAATAACGCACACGACAAGTGGCAATACGATGGCGGTAGTACCCGCCCCAAATGTAACGGGGGCTTATAGTGGTGTGACGCAGCAAGCTATATATCATGTTGGGTCAAATCATGTTGGGATAGCAAAGTTCATATGGTATAGGGTTAATAAAATCAGTGGTGGAAATCCTAAAGTTGTTTTAAAGGGATACGTGTATAATAGAAATATTGACAGTTATTTTGAAGTATATAGGGACGAGCTAGATACACAAGATAATACCACACAAACAATTGAAGACCCTATAGGTTTTGCGTTAAGCGCAGGTGATGTGTTATTTTTTGTAGCGGACACGGATACTAACAACACAAACGTGCAGCTAAGGTTTAGTTTAAACGACTATCAGAATAGTTAAGCTTCCTTTTTTATCATATAAGTGATACAATAGGTATTAAAACGATATTTTAGGTTTCAGATGTCTTGTGAAGGAATAGGTACGCACAGCTTTTGCGTTAAAAAAGGTAGTAGGACTCCTACTACGTGGGTTTTCTATACGGACAGAACAAAGACAGTTAAATATAGTCTCTCCGCATATGATACTGCGGAGCTACTAGCTTATGATAAGCGAGGTGGCACGCTATTATTTACAGAGACAGGGACAATAACTCAAGGTACAAGCACTATTGAGATGATAATTTCCAAGGCGAACACTTCATCATTAGTTAATGACGGTGCTTTTTATAATTTTAAACTTTCGGCAAGTGGTGACTCGACGTTAGACTGGATACCTGTTGAGGGTTTTATTGATTTCATAGATTAGGTTTAACATGGCTAGTGATGTAGTTATACAGGTTTCGGGTGGTATTACGGTTGAAGAAACCAGTAGTACCGTTGATGTGACCGTCGGTGGTTTCAATAACTCCACAACTGGTGTAGATTACGCTGTAGCCGGAGCATATCAGGACGGTAAGAAGCAAACTTTTAATCCAGATTCAACTAACGCAGGTATAAATGTTGGCGAAGTTGCGGGGAATCCTTCGGCTTTAGCTGATGGTGATGTTTGGG